GAAAAGAAAACGAAGCAGTCTTTCTCGAATCGAGAGATTTCTACAGTTCACAATTCCACTTGTCCTAGGTTCCTTTGAAACACTAATCTTAAGTTTATGTTTCATGTGCTTTCTCCTTTCCGAGGATCCTTTTATTTCATGCCCTCTAACTAATAGCCTTGGAAAAGTTGAAAATCTGATGCTTTTTAAAAAAATAAAAAAAAACTGCAGGCATCCGTAGACACCTGCAGGAAAAATATCTGTTCCTATTACATTTTTTTAGCAAAATCCAGAGATATCCAGCCTTGACCATTACTAAGCCGCCCCCAACCGCTGTTGGAACCTTTCCCTTCTTGTGTTTCTATAATGGTATACATTCCTATAGGAAGGTGCTGAGTTCTTTTATAATTTGTTCCGGGGCCGGTTCGAATATTCAAGTTTCTGATACTTACCTCTACAAGAAAAGCCCCCTCTACTTTGCTTGGATAAACTAAATTTCCATTATTGTCATAAACAAAATATCCGGGATTTAAATCCGCACATTGCTTTGCATTTTCCAAAGACTTAAATGCTCCCTTCTGGCTATTTAAATCTCCCCATACCCTTCTTACCCTATAGATACTGTTATCCCTCTCAGGGGCTTTTTCGATATTTGATGCCAGTCTTTTATTTACTTCATTGGCGATATACGGGAACTTACTACCAAGATATGGACCGGGGCAAACCTTATTCTTATACCACTCGTGTTTTTGTAAAACACCATCCTTTCCGCCTGTATAGCTACAATTATTTATCCCATTTCTTTTGCAGATGTCCGTCACCAATTCGATTAAAGTGGCCAGCACCTTATCACTTACCGGCCAGTTTCCACCATTACTGGAATTAGCTACTTCGATCGTCACTGCCTGATTATCACACCAAGCACTGGAAGTACACCATGATCTATTCGCTTCATCTACGCACATCACAATTTTGTTGTCATTTCCAATGCCATAATTACAAGATGCTTTTCTTAGTGGTGACTTAAACATCTCTCCAATGGTATGAGCACTCACAGAGCCTGCCGTATGATGAATTGCAATTTTCGTTATTGCATGACTTCTTCTTCCACTATGATTTGGACTTAAGATGGTCATGTTCACTAAGCTACTGTTACTCATGCTTCTCTCCTCCTCTTTCCTTCTCATGTAGCTGCTCAAGAACCGCTTTTAGCTTATCGGGAACAGGCAAACCAAGATGTGTTGCATTTTCAATTAGAGAAATTCCTTCATTAGACAAGTAAAAGAAAACCACCGCAGTTCTGAGCACACTCCCTGATTTAATGATATGTAGGTCTAAGATATTTGATACTCCTACAAGCATAAAAATAAGCACCTTTCTACAGATGCCTTTAAAACCAACAGAACTGGACAATTTCTTATCCGATACTGCACACATCACACCAGTTACATAATCAATACTTACAAATAAAATGAGTGCGATGATAATTCCATCGCACCCTCCCATAAGATAACCAAACCATCCTCCAACTATGCTAAAAATAAGTTGGATACTATTCCATAATTCTTTCATTTTAGCCTCCTAATCGATTCGTCAGATCCTCTGACGGAAACAAATCAATAATTAACGGTAACTCATATGTTGGTTTTTCTCCTATTGTGTATATTTCCATATTTTGAGTAAATCCAAGTGGGTGCTTAGTTAAAGCTTCAATATATCTTTCCGGAGAAAGTTTTAAAGAATCCAACCTTATAAAAACCGAGCATAAATCCATATTAAAGGTCTCACTCGCCAATCTGGTATATACAAGTCTTCCCTCTTTTTCTTTCCAGTCAGAAGGACTAGCTGTAATTCTTAAGTGGAAAGCAGTTAGATTTTCTTCGAAATACCTTTTAAAATCCTGAAACATCGCTGATGCATACTCTCTATTAATAATTTCCTTTCCATCGGTAGACCTAGTATAATCAGGAGTTTTTACCGTAGGCTTTCCTATAAACTTAGGACTATCAAGAGGGGCAAACTTTGTCTTTAGATGCTCTAAGACCCTTTGCAATCCATCCCTATTTAAAAACTTACTTGCCATGTCTACCACCTACTGAAAAAGCGAATCAATTTCTTCATTTGTAACAGGAGAAATTTCATTTGCCTTTAAATATCCGCTTAGGTCAACGCTTGTTGTTCCAATCTTTTCAAATTTCCCATTAACATAGATATACTCATCATATGCATCATTTTCCCCTTTATTGTTGGAAAGTAAGTAAATAGTAGCTTTCTCTCCACTTTCCGGAAGAGTCGATACCACCGAAAATTCAAGAGCACCCTTGTTTCCGATAATGGTTTTCACTTCGTTCGTGAGTTCTACCTTTCTTACATAATCAGAAAAGTCCTCAAGTTCTGAGACTCTCCTCGGAATAGAATTCACCTTCGCATAGTCTTGTATCCCGTTAAGCTCATCAACATTGTGAGGTACTTCCGCTTTCTTTGCATAATCCACTACATCTAAAAAGCTATCCAGCCTTTTAGGAATCGAAGATACCTTGGCATAGTCCCCGCTGTCTAAAAGATCTGCTACATTCTTGGGAATTAACCCTTTTACAGTTTCCAATTCCTCTTTTTTTGCAAAGGAATCCTTTAACTTCTTCCATACATATAAAAGTCCATTACTGTCTAAATATTTTGTTGCCATATTTCTTCCTCCTCTTACTTTAATAATTCTTCCAGTTCAATATTACTGATACATTGAAGCCCCAGTTCTTCTAAACTTCTATTTCCGATGAGCCTTACTCTGTTAATCTTTGGTTGATTCAGCAATCGGTTATAGTCATTTACTCCACCCTCTGTCACTTTGATAACGGTTTCAAAGGAAGTTTCCATAGGAGCATCCCTTTTAAAGCTTGTCATAATTTCTGCCATTAGATTTCACCATCCTTTAAAATTTCATATGTACTGGTTCGTATTAGGCTTGAAGCTATCGTACTTCCATCCGGAAATTTTGCTCTAATCTGAATCGTTACAATCCCTTCCGAAAAAAGTAGGGTATCTTTTTGAGAAAGTTCTACGATAAGATTTTTCTTTTCTATCTGAACATCCTCAATGCTTTTTTCTAATACAAGCTTTCCTCCTTGTTTGTAAGTAATAAAAAGGACAGATGCATTACTTAAATCTACATCTGTCCGAAACACATTTGTTGGTGTTGTCCCTCTATACATAGGTTGTCCTCCTATGGCTTTTCTTCTTCTTTTGCTTTATCCTTTAGCATTTCCTCATGAAGTTCCTTTTCTCTTTCTTCATAATATTTCTCTAAGCTTTCTTGAAAAGCACTCTCTTCCAGAGTATGTTCCACAATATTTGCTGATCTTACATCAGAAAGAATTCCGGAAAGAACTCCCTCAACCATATAGGTTGGTAAAGGGTACTTTTTCTGTAGAGAGGCAATCGAAGAACTAAGTTCTCCTCTAAACCTCTGATAAGCTATAGCATAGTTAATGGTCGGTTTTTCCATCTTCTACCTCCTTATTTTCCAAAAGTAAATCTAACTTATGGTTAATTTCTTCCAAAAGTGCTGTTTCTTTACCTCCCTCTTCATCCGTCTTTTTAATATCCTTCATTTCTGTACCCTTGTTGACAACGATTTCATTCGTGTTAATAAGTAATTCTGCCATTTCTCCTCCTATGTATAGTAAAAAATATCCATAAGGATTCCATCCTTAAAAACCATACGACCGTTTGATCCCCATCTTTTAATTCGTCCACTGGAGCTTACTTCCGTAATCTGCACATAATTGATAGTTGCCGTTACTCCAAAACCATCTTCCCACTGCGGATTTTCAATCTTAAAGCCATTGGCATAGAGATTACAGCCTAGATGAATCCCATACTTACTGTAGATACTATCTGCACGAGAAAAGCAAAGCATGGTTTGGTAACTTCCCGAATTCACTGATTCCTGCTGCGCAAATGCCATGTATTTACCATCCACATCAAGATCAAAAACCAAGCCCTTGTGCTCATAATTTGCACTCCACACATTCGTACCGATATTTCCTATATATTTTCCATCCCGGTAAAAATGGTTTCCGCTTTCATTAAAGACGGCTCTCTTATGCTCATTATCGATTGCCCCATTGTAAAGACCGATTTGTCCTGGAGTAATCTGTACATATCTACTGGCTCCATTGAAGCCAAGTAAAAAGCTGTTATAGTTTTGCCTCATAAAGGTTCCAAACTCTCCCCTTTTCACCATAGAAGAAATAGACCCTTCCATAATGGAAACCTTAGACATTGCTTTATCAGCCTTTTCCTTTGAAGCCTGTATATCTCTATCCTGTATGCGTACCCAATCAAAAGATACCTCTGGGCTGATACTTTCTGTCGAAGAATACTTCCAAAGCTTTTTTGTGAAATCTAAATAAGGAGAATGCTCCGATTCGGGATACTCTGTTCCGGATAACTCAATAACATCTCTTACATCACCGGGAAGATTTTTTTCTATCCCACTCGGTTCTGCCCTGGAACTTGCTTTTTTTATGTAGTCAATCTTAAAACCATAGAAACTTGGATTGGAACCATCTGTTCTCCAGTATAGCCAAAAGCTATCAGAGGGAATAAAGAGTTCTTTTTCCGAAATTTCCTGTCCACCGCATTTCGGTAAAGCATAAGTTTTTCCATCTATTTCATAGAAAATCTCTACCCAATCATAACTTACACTTTCTGTTCTTGACTCCTTGCTAAACTTAAGTAAGAGTCCTTCTTTTTTGATTGCATATCTATAGGCATAGCCTGTCGAAGTATCATAAAAAAAATCTCCCACATGGGACAAACGAGCACTATGGCTTGTCCAGCTATTTGTGGGCGCTCTTGAATGATCCGGCGAATAAGGTCCATAAAAGTTTCCGTTCTTCTGCAGTAACTTCTGATTTACGCTTTCAACGCTTGCTTCTATTTTCCCATCTGTAACCGAAAACTTACTATCTACTTCACTGATTGTGTAGTATTTTTTCAGCTTTTCATCTGTATCCTTTATGGCTTCTTCCTGGGAATGCAGTATCTCCTTTTCCACCTGTGATCTGTAGGATACAGACAATTTTTCTGCATCTATGGAATGGCTCATGATTCTATCTCCGTAAATCATGCCATCCAAAGTCATGCCTATGGAATATGGTCCTTTATATCCGGTGTTGCTCCCACCGATACCATTCATGTTGACTTGTAATACCTTTGTTGCAGTTTCTTTATCGGGAGTATCCATATATAAGTCTCTTAGCCATCTCCCTGAATCATCATACTCTGTAAGCTTGTACCCCCCTTCTGAAATATTCATCTGTGCCTTTAGATTATTGATAGCACTTTGAACTCTTTCATTGTCTATCTTTCTTGTAAGAAGGCTTTCTTCTCTTAATTCTTTTACGGCACTATTTGCACTTTCTACATAGCCTTTACTCTGACTACTTCCCAGTACTAGCTTCATTTCTCCCGGGTTTTGAAGAGGTATAGACTGAAGCATAACCGGAAAGATGCGATCCATGCCAAACGGATATGCTCGGCACCTCACCCTATCTCCGCACATGATGCTTTCTACATTGACATCAAACTCCGATAAATCAAGAGCCGATAGTGTAAGCTCTACCGTTTCAAACTGATTGTCTTTAAGCCACTCCGCAGCTTTTCTCATAAGATTTTCAGGCACTGTAACATCATTCCACCGAACAACTTTACATACCCACCCAAATGCTTCTTTTGCTTCTTTAGAAACAAGATAATTCTTTCCATCATTCACTGTGGAAATTTCTGTATATTTCTTAAGAACGTCTTCTTGAGTGCCTTCTATTTCTTTTCCCAGAGGAATAATGGCTGTTACCACATCTTCCGAAGATAAGTTTTCGGTATATTCCAAAAGATTCATACCAAAGTCGATTACTTGTTCAGAAGCCTTTCCCATCTCTTCCAGTCTTAGGTAATCTAAATATAAATGGCCATCTTCATTTCTAAGCTTTAGAAACCCACCAAGCCTTTCTACTAGCTTCGTCATAACGGTTTCCAATGTAGTTTCATAATTTGTAAATCTGTATAACGAATCATTAGGATCCGTGACT